GGACCCTGCTGGCGCTGCGCCGCACCCAGAGCCGTATCAAAGCCCGCCGCCCGCTGCTGCGCCGCCACGTCTGCAAACTGACGGGCATACCCCTCATTGGTCGCAGCCTCCGCAATGCCGTGACGCGATCCACCGAAAGCCCCCGCCGCCGAAGCCTGCGCCCCAAGCGTGTTCATCGCCATTTGGCGCTGGCGCTCAATGTCCTGCTGCGTTCGGTCAATGACTTGCGACCTGTAAGGGTTGGCAAACTGCGCCATGTTCGGTCCCATGCCGCTTGCGATGGTCCCTTGCATCGCGCCCTGATTGGCCGCAGCCGCCTGCCCGAAGGCGTTTTGCTGCATTGCCGGATTTCCTGCGCCCGCCATTAGAAAAGCCCCCCGAAAAGCCCGCCACCGGAAGCCCCCGGCCCGCCGCCGTCAAACATATCCTTGACGCCGGTAAACCCGCCCGTCCCGTATCCGGCAGTCCCGTTCAGGTTCGGCCCTTGGAACGAAGGCATCCCGCCCCCCACCGCAGGCGGGCCGCTGTGATCTGTGCCGCCGCCCGATCCCACCGGAGCCGCCGCGCTCGGCATGGCCGGCAGGTCATAACCCGCGAGGAACGGAGACACAGGCGGCGCGCCCGTCACAGGATCAAGGAAGGGTGCCGTAAGCGCATCGTATTGCCCAGGCATGTTCGATTGAAGCTGGCCCATTGCCTGATCGTAAATCGGGAACGCGGAGTAGCCCTGAACCCCGCCGAAGTCTTGCGCTTGCGGCAATCCAAAGTTGTTGCCCGCGCTTGCCATGCCGAAAGCATCAGCCGCAGCGTTGACGTTCTGCATCGCCGCCATTTGCCCGGGCGTTAGCGCCGCAACATCCGGGCCGTAGTAAGGCGTGAACCCAATCTGCGCCAGTTCCTCAGCTTTGGCGATATTGCGCCGCGCCGGATCTTCCAGCCACTTCGGGATTTCCACCTTGGTCGTTGTGGTTTGGCTTCCGCCTTTGCCGCCGCCTGACATGTCTCATCTCCTAGGTGTGGTATTTCTTTACCACAAAAGGCCCTAGATGGGCAATTCCATCGCATACAGAGTGGGCTTCCAGCCATGCGCCCGAAGCGCACGGACCCAGCCCTTGCGGCCTGCAATCGTAAACGCCTCGCACCCGTGCGCCCGCCCCCATGCGGCGGCGCTGTCCATCATCTCAATCACACGATCAATGTTCCCGCCCGCAAGGAAGCAATGCAGAACCTTTTTGCGCGGGTATGCGATGATTTCCGTTATCGCGATCGTGTCCCCGTTGACCCATGCTTGCATCCCGCCGGATCGCACCGCTTCCACTACGTCGTCAAAACAATGGGTTTCGCCCCCACGGGCAAGGGCCGCGTCAATCTGCGGGCGATATGCGGTCAAGTCGATCATGTTGCGCGCATCCTCTCGATCGAAAGGGTGGAAGCCGGGGCGCTCGGTGCAAACGCCGTAGACCCCGCCGCAAGCAAGGAGCCGCTTGTGCTGGACGTGGCCCACATGGCTTGCAGGTAGTCCCCTGCGGAAACACTGAACAGCATTGTGCGCGCGACAACGGTGCTCGCCCCGTTCTGGTGCAGCTTGGCAAGGATTGCAGAGCCTGACACGTCAGCCCCGTTGATCCTTGGCCAGAACCGAAAATCAACAGTGCTGGCGCTTGTGCTGTTGATCTGCGCCGTAAAGGAAAGCAGGAAAATCCCGCCATCGCCGAACACGATCCGCGTCGGGTCCGATCCGTCTAGCGATATTCCGTCAGCAAGCGACGGCGTGCCATACTGGATCGCGTAGGCTGTATCCGCCAAGGCGGCAGTTTGCGACGTGGTGCGCTCAAGGCGCGCATAACCGTCAGCTATGACAATCTGACGCCACACCCCCGAGGATGACACGACAGGCGCTTGCAATGCGTTGTCCCAAAGGATGATGCCATTCTGCGCCGCCGTATCGCCGGACTGACGGAAGCGCAGCCTGTCAGCCGTCCGGCGCAGATACGCCGTCAGGTTGCGCCCCCATGACTGCATGTCAGGGCCAACGGGGGGCAGAGCCGGAGCCGTCACCGCTTGCCCCGCGCCGTGGTTTCAAGCCGCATGATGCCCGCCCGCCACGCGGAAAGTTCGCTTCCTTCCAGGCGCATTCTCACTTGGCGACCCGTAAACCGCACGTCGGTCGGGTTTGCCATGCTGAACGGGCCATAGGTCCGCTCCACATCGGTCGGGTGAAACCGCGCCTTGAACGTTGCCGTGACGCTCCCAAGGGATGCCTCGTCAGGGATAAGGCGCTTGACGCTCATGATCTGGTCGCCGTTGCCGATGCTGATCGGCCCGCTTTCCGCGAACACTGCGCCGCCGTCGTAATTCAGCCCGACCTCATGCTCGATTAAGTCGCCCGCCGTGTTAGCCATAAAAGGATAGCGGAACACGCCGCGCTCGGTTCCGCAGGTGCGGGACAGTTCGCCCGTAAGCCAGTGGCCTTCCTTGTAGTCCAGCGCAACGTATCGGTTGATCTCCGTCGACGCCCCTGACGGGTAAAAAAACCACACCTCACCTTGCTGTCCCAAAGACAGCGCCCAACACTTTGAAACCTGCGCCGCGTTCAGGTCCGAAAAAACTACGTCATGCACATCGCACGGGATTTCTTGGACGGTGGTGCCGTTGTAGTTGTAAAAGCCGTTCGGCCCCATCCAGAACACGCCCGCATCGGTAGCGGCAACAGCCTTGCGCGCGATAAGCCCGCACGACGTGCCCACCCGGTCAAAGCCATAGACGAAAGGCGGGCCGACATAGGTGGCGCTATGCGCGTCCGTGTCAGTCAGAATAAGCGCCTGCCCCCGCGTGCGCACCCCGGCCATGATCTGCCCCGGCGTCTGCAACAGAATATCGCCCGCTTCATTCGTATCCGATGGCGTCCAAGTGGTGTTGTCTTCGCGGTCTGACCATTGCACCTTGCGCGGGTCGCCGCCCGCACCCAAGGCGAACAGGAAGCGTTCTTCCGTCACCATAAGACCGAGATTGCCGGTCGGGGCGTTGCTGATCGTCGCCGCAGGCGTCCCAGTGCTTAGCGTCCATTCATAAAGATCGCCGTCCGCCACGCTGCACGCGACAAGGTTTTCCCCCCACGTATCGAGCGCCCACGTCGTTGCCTCCGAGTAAGTGCCCGCATCAGGGCGGGGCGTGCCATAAAACGACAGCCCGTAAAACCCGCCGCCATAGCCCGTGTTTACGGCTGCATCCACAAGGCCCGAAGTCAGCCCCGCCGGGGTAATGTCCGAAACCGTGCCCGACGCTGAAACGACATAAAGCGCGTCATGCGCCCCCGCTGCGGTCCACCTGTCGTTTCCGTTGTCCTCCCATGCCAGAAGCGCGCGCGGGAATGACGCGAAAGCGTCCGCCACCCTTTCGCGCCAGCCGCCAATAGGGCGAAGCGACCCGTCGCGCCAACGGACCAAAGACGCGGATCGCCACCGGCCCGCAGCTTCTAGGTCAGTGCCGTTCCCATAGACACCCGGAGGAATATCAAGTGGGATGAGCGGCATCAGACACCAATCGCGATGTAGTTAATGAAGCCCGAGCCTTGGCTGCTGGCCGTGTCCGAAGAAATGCCGCCGGTCACGCCGGTTGTGGACGTGCTTTTGATATAGGCGTCGAATGCGTCCATGTTCGTGCCGCCGACGCTTTCAATCGTGGCGATAACGACAAACGGCGCGGAAGCAAACGCCGTTGCAAACGTGTCCGTCCAGTCAATATCCTCGTCCAGATCAGCGCCGACCCGGTTCCATTGGATCAACAGCCCGCCAAGGCGCACGTAGCCCTTTGCTGACAGGTCGCTTTCCCCGGACACTGCCGCGATAGCCGCCGCTGTCCGGGCAGGCGTCATTATCTTGTTGTGCAGAACGCCCGCCTCTGCCTCGGCCACGGAAGCGCGCCAGTCACCGTCCACCGTGTCCCCGGAGACTGCCCCCGAGAAAGCCGCCGCCGCGCCGGACAGCGCCCCCGTGATCGTCGCATCCCCGTCAATCGTCGTGTCGCGGTTCAGGCTTACCGCCGTCGCCGAAGCTTCCAGAACCGTTTCAAGCGCAGACGTGCCGTCAACCTGTAAAGCGATGGAACTGCTTGCAAGCGCGTCATCGGGGTCCGCCTGCAGGAGCAGCGTCGTATTGTTTGCCCGAAAGCGCGCCGTGTTGTTCGTGTCGGTGTCCACAAGCGCAAGCTGCGGCGCAGGGCTTGAGAACGTCGCCGCTGTCCCCGTGATAGCCGTCTGAAACGTCGCCACGCCTGAGAACGTGGACGTGGTCGTAACGCCCAAAGTGGTGAACGTGCCCGGGCGTGGGGTATTCGCCCCGATAGTCGCGCCGTCAATCGAGCCGCCGTCAATATCGATCCCGTCAACCGGCGTGGTGCCGTCCAGAAGATCGTCAATCGCGTCAAGGTTGGCGTTCAGCTTGGTTCCCCAAGTGTCCTCGGACGCGCCGACCTCTGGCTTGGTCAGGCCATAGGTGGTGGTGGTGCTATCTGCCATTTAGGTTCCCCTCGTCCGCATCTTGAGGCCGGTTCCCGACCATCGGGCCCGGTTGCTTTCCCTGTTCGCACCGTCCAGCGCGGATTGATAAAGCGCCGCCCATGTTGCCGTCCGCTGGTCTTCGTCCAGATACGGCGCAGACTGGACAAGCGACCCGTATAGATACACGTCAGGATAGCGTGTTAGCAGCCAATTGGTTGTTTGGCTGTCCGACAGCGCCGGAACCTGTGCGATGTATTGAATGGTGCCCGTGTAGCTTTCGTCAGGGATTGGCGCGACCTCGATTTGCTCCGCATTGAATGCGTAGTATCGCGGCTCCCCGGGCGTTCCGGCCTCGGCCTCAATGGTTTCCGCAAGGTCGTCAAGGCTGACAAGATCCAGCTTGCGCGTGCCGCCGACGCCGGGAACGGTGATCTGTTTGGTTTCCAGCCAGTCGGCCGGCAGGTCTACATACTGCGCGTCAATCGTGATGCTGGCCCGCGTTTCTTGCTTAATGTGGCGCAGGTTGCGTT